GTAATGCAGTTAGATAAGGGTTTGGTTGTTGTACCTGAGCTAAGGTTGTAGTGCCTGTTGGTAAACCTGCTAATAAATTTTGCCCAAAAGCTAATCTTGAAAATGGTTCTTCTTGCTGTGCTATAATATTTTGTCTTAAAGCCTCTTGCTCAGCTTGTCTTTGTGTTACATCAACAGCTCCAATACCACTTAACAAAGATATATCTCTACCTCTAGCTTGTTGTCCTGATAATCCTAGAGCGGCAGTTCTTTGTCCCATAGATCCCATTTGTCCACCTGCATACAATTGCCTTTGTCTTTGACCCTCTTGAGCAGCTTGTGCCGTGGCTAATGCTTGTAGAAAATTTGTTTGTAAATCTTCAGCTATTCTTTTTGATTTTATATCTTGTATGTTTCTATCTAGTTCCGCTCTTTGCACACCTTCTCTACCACCACCAAAAGCACCAGATCTTATAGCACTTGCTGCGGCTTGATTTTGTGCGATTGCACCTTGTCTGTCTATTTCTTTTAGTGCTTCTGCAGTCACATTCTGTTGAAAGGGTGACATGAACGCTGCTATCCCTGCGTTAGGATCATTAGGATTAAAGATACCGGTAGCATCTTGTAATGTTTGTTGACCTGCAGCAGTTTGTTGTAGAGCTGTTTGTAAAAAAGGATCAAATGATCCGATGCCCAATGTTTGTGGTGTTATTGCTGTGGCAGCAGTGTTGGCCGCCTGTATTAATTGTTGTTGAGGGGCAGAAAGTGCTACCGCTTCTTGAGCAGGAACGGCTCTAGGTTGAGTGATAATACCCTCAACGAAATCAGTATCACCTGGCTGTCCTACACCAAAATAAGTATTTAATAATTCTTGTGTTCTTTGTTGAATATACTCTGGGGGTAAGACCATAGATACTTGATTAGCTTGTACCATTATGCTTTACCTCCAAATCTTTCTTGCATACCGTATAAAAAGTCTGCACCTTTTTCTCTAGCATCCATCTTTCCAGATCCACCCATAGATTCACCAATGCCTCTAACCGTTCTTGCATTAACTACAAATTCCCCATCACTTAACATTGCAGGGATGTCATCTGAAGTTTCAGTTCCAGGTCCTTCTATTTTACCTTGCCTTCTAGGAAAACCACCTTTTGCTAGTGACATTAATCCACCTTGTGCAACATTTACGGAAAAATCTCTAACATTCTTAATTGGCGTTTCTTTTTCAAACCCTCTTAGTGGCGTATCTGTTGTGACCATAAATTGACTCATATCTGTACCACCTTCATCCCTTTTTAATGCATCTCCAAAAACTTTTGAAAATAAACCTAAACCTAAAATATTTCTAAAACTAAACAAGCTCTCCTCTGCTTCAGCTCCAGAACCAAAATCATCAACTAATTTTGATAAATAACTATCTTTAGCAGCTTGATCTAAGTTATCATTGGCATTAATTATGTCTTTCATTTTATTATATTTTTCTACTTTTTTTGCAAATTGTGACTCGGCATCCATTCCGAAGAATTCCTGCCCTTTAGTCAAGGCAGTGCTGAAGATGTCTTTATCCATACCACCTTGTAAAAAATTACCCCCTGGTAACTTACTTAAAAATGTTTCACCCGCTGTGCCTGGTCCGCCTATAAACTGTAAACCTTTACCACCTGCATATCCCAAAGCTGCATTTCTAAGTGCATCGTCTGCTTCATCGCCTCTAGCTAAAGATCCTATTCCTGAACCGAGAGCCGCACCACCTGGTCCGCCAAAACCAAATCCTATAACTGCTCCTACTGCGGGTAAAATATCTCTGAATTCAAATGCCATATTTTTCGCCTTTTAATACTTATGTATATTTATACGAGAAAAAGGTAAAATATACAACATGAGATTTATACCAACAAAAGTTACTGTACAAGAATGTGATCTTGTTGAGATAAAATGGGTTGATGCTTACGATGCGTTAGGATCTGGTTGGTTTGAATGGAAAGAGATTAATCAAAAAGCAAAACTCGCACAATGCACTAGCATTGGCTATGAATATATTTCTGACAAACAAAAAATTGTACTTTTTGCTGATGAATGTGGAGAGTATGGTGGCAGAATTACAGTAATTCCTAAGTCATGGCAACTATCAAGAGAAGTTTTAAGAAAAGGGAAAAAAATTACGGGATCTTAGTTAACCATTTATTATGTTCTTCTTTATTATCCTCATCTAAGGTATGAATCCACGTTTGCACAAACCCTTGCACTACAGATAAATTCACAGGTTTTCTATTATAAAATCTATTTAAACCTTCTTTAGCACCCTTATGTACTGACTCTAATAACCAATCATCTCCAAAAACTACGCCTGTCTTTTTCATTTTGGGCATCCAACACTCAACATCATTTATCACTGCTTCATATTTATGGTCTGCATCTATCATTATTGCGTCAAAATAATTATCTTCAAATAACTTATAAACTTCATCAGTTCTGCCCTTATGAACTTTTGTGATGTAGCCTTCATCTATTAACTCTTTACAGTTTTCATAAAATTTATCGTAAAAATCAGTCAAATGATCATGTTCACCTGGTGTCCCCATGAAGGTATCAACCACATGAAACTCTAATTTTTTATTATATTCTTTAAGACGTGATGCTAAAAAATTCGTGCTTTTACCTAAAAGACATCCTAACTCTACGAATTTACTACCTTCTGGTAGATAATGAGCAATCATTTCATATTGCTCTACATAATTGAAATACCCTGGTATTTCAAACCACTTAACCGACATTGATTCTCCTTTTTATTCTTCTAATGTTGTGGCACCTGCAAAAACTTGTGGTGCAATCACATGAACATCTCTTCTGATGTCTGCCTCTGTAGTGTCTGTTTCTGGATTATCTATATCAGCTTGACACTCTTCATGCGAAGAATACTCATGTCCTGTCTTTGTATTAGTTACAGTTGTTTCTACTTTTGCACTATATACAGGTATTTTCTTGCCATCGAGCATGTCATACCTTAAAAGTTTTGCTTCGTCTACAATTTTAGCCATATTATAATTTTATAGGCGAATAACTAAGAAATCAATAGGTTATTGTTGCTGTTTTATCTCTAATACAGAAACTTCTATCATCGCCCTTGATGCGGCATTGGCCTGTACTTTTAGAGAGTCACCTGATTGATATACCATGCTACTGTTTATCGTGTTGGTGTTAGATGCAGAAACGTCAATTTGAAAAACTTGTAAATCAGCACTACCATTATTATGGTCGACATTCACAGTGACTGCAGTTGATCCGTCATAATTATGTGTATTGATTGTTTTAACAATGAAGGTAGACACAGGAACGGGTGGCGAAGCAGCAACATTTGCAGTCGGAACTGTAAATACAGTCGTCAAATCAGTTGTCGTTAGGTTTGCTATAAATCTTTTAAATACGTCAGCCATTTAAAAATACAGCCCTTCTTGTAGCCTCTTCTTGTGTGTCCTGAGTATATTGAGTATTTAATTGTAATATGAGCTCTTCAAGTAATCTTATTAACTCAGCAGATTGTTGAGCATCATACTCAGGTCTAGGATCAGGAAATCTAGTTAATGTTAATTTTGCCATAATTTAATATAAAACAATATCATTTAAATGTATAGACTATAACTATTCTATAGTCCTGTTTTGGATATGTCAAAAAATGAGGCACACTATCAAAACAAACTCCTCTGTATTTTTTGGGTGAAATTATCTCAGTTTTATCGCCTAATATAGTCGTTACTGCATCTATGTCACAATCATTACAATATATAATTAATTGTTTGTGAGGAAAAGAGTGATCATTATGAATGTCACAAGACTCTTGAGTGTTTTTAAAAGTAAGGTAGACGGAGCACCTAAAAATCTCATTGTATTCTATGTTATGTTTTTTGGTAAAGTTATTTAATATATTAATAAAATGTGGATGATGCTCTGAGTTCCAAATTGTTGGGGCACTTTTAGACCATAACTCTTCAGGTAATCTTTCCTCCTTTCTTTGCAAAACACAATGACTTAAAACAGTGTGTTCTTTTTTGTACTTACCGGGAAATGCTAATTGTAAATAAAAAGGAAAATTATCACCTAAAATAACCTGATCTATGTAATCTTTGTTTTCTTTGCTTAAAAAATTGTCGTCAATAATCATTCATTTATTGTAATTTTCATGTTACCTGAAACGGTCAACGCATTGCTTGTCTTTCTAACATAGTGTTCTAAAAAGCTAGGAAAGACAACAATTTGATTTTCTCTACACTCTGGTCGATAATCAAGGTTACCGACAAGTTTTGTTAGCGTATCACAACTATGATAATAACTACCAATTACAGAGCTGTTAGGATTTTGAAATATTGTCGAGGACTCTTTAATTTTTTTGTAAATAATAAAAGATACATCTGAGCCAGGATGAGTATGTATTTCTTGATAATCATCAGATTCATAATAATTATTCCATATGTGACCTAACTTAATATTATATGGTCGGGTTATTGATCTGTTTAATAATTTTATAATAACATCATAAAGATAGTCTAAAGAATCTTGCGGTATATTATTTTGTTCAGAAAATGATGTTTTTATTTCTGATCTAAAAGTTTGTGACAAATCAGTGTCATCAACAATAATTCTGGAAGCGTCTATATTACCTATCCATATAGGTATAGAAAATAAGTCTAGTTTCATTGGTGTTTTTGTATTCCGTTCTTTACATACAATTTAAACTCATTATCTTCGTCTGATATCAACGATTCAATAAGAGTGTAATATATTACATCATGTGTTTCATTACAGAGTGTAACATCACCCTCTATCTTTATATTTTCTTTTGCCCAATGTCCCGGCTTTTTTAGTATTAAATGTAAAAAACCAGGTGATAAACTTATTTGTGTTTTAGGCTTCATTCTTACATATTTTTGATCATCATAAAAAATATGTATGTTCTCATAATTAGATTTAATAAAGGGTTTTTGTTTCCAAATTTTAAGCTCCTCTAAGGGTTCCATTATCTCCTACCGTCAGGCTGTATATCAAATCTTTGAGTTCCTAATCTCCAAGCTGTGCCTGTAGTATTCGATACAACATTTACTGTAAATTCTCTACCTCTGCCACGAAGGCTTACAAAATCTGTATTATCTTGAAAAGAAACTGTTTTTGTAACGCTTGTGCTATTATTAGGATAATTTTTAAATTCTAATTTAGCATTTAATGTGCCTTCTTGATCTTCAATATCAGGTATCAATTTAGACACAAAAGAAAAATCGTTACCTTCTGCTATTTGTACCACCCCTGATTTAACAAAAGCTGTAATTGCCTCTCCATCACCATTATTTCCTGTTTCATGTAAAAACAGCTGAGTAGCACCATCAGTAAGTCCAGATACAACTTCATTGTTTGCCGTTGTAGTCGGTAAATAATCTGTAGCTACAGGATTATCATATACCTCTCTATCTAACCAAGTAGTTCTATCTAATGTTCCTGTCCACCATGTACCCTCCAAATAGTTATAAGCAACAATTGCATTAATAATGTCAGATCCTGTGCGAGGGTAAAACCACATAATTTCATTAAACTCACCATTATGACCTGCAAAAGCATTTTCTGCACCTGTTACATTTAAATTATTAAAAATAAATTGTTCTACAGTACAAGGTAATTTTTTCACAGAACCATCAAAAAGAAAGAATGAGTCTTGCGACATCCAATAGCTTACACCATTAATATCTACACCTGCATGAATACCAACTATTCCACAGTTTTGACCTAGCTGTCTAAGTCCAAATGTAAAAGGTGGACCAATAAATTGTAAAGAATGTAATGAGGTGTCTGTCCATACAAGTATTTGACCTCTTGAACGCTCTGCTGCCACGATCCGTGAGCCGTCAGCTATACGCAAAGAACCTGCTGTGTTTTCTGCGGTAGGTTGATATGTGTTTATATCTTCCTGATCGGAAAATCTTAATAATAAATCATCTTGTGTATTTGTTGTGCCAATGGTTTTTTCTGTACCAAAAAATAACAAATGCCTATCAGGTGTCGACACTAAACTTAATCTAGAGGCTGTTGGTGCGTTTGTGATAGCTGCAGCTCTTGTTGCGACTCCACTAGATGTGTCCCATCTAAAGGCACCTCCATTTAAAACTGTTGCTATTAAATCTTCTCCAAAATTATCTAAAGACCATTGTCTAGCCTCTAATGTAACAGTAGTTGATGTAGAAGGGCTACCCCAACCACCTGCACCCCATGTATCAGTGCCCCAACCAAATGCTGATGTAGATACTTCTGGTCCAATTTGTATTTGATATTTTGCGTTACCTGAACCACCACCACCTGATGTTGAGCCAGATGCTGCAGATGTGGCAGTAACAACATAATTATTATTATCTGTAATAGATGTAATTTCAAACTCTTTATTCATATCTAGTCCATCTATCGTTGAAAAAGAGTCAAATGTTACAAAGTCACCCTTAGCTGCTCCATGTGCGGTATCAGTGACTGTTACAAATGTAGTTGCATTAGTGGTAAATGGGTTAGTCAAGGCTTGTGTTTCTCTTATTGGGGTGATGTCATACGCTAAACCCTCAACAACTATGTACAGTTTTCTATCTGTGCCTACAGCAAGTAATCTCGTACCATCTAATCCAACCCATGCATGAGCATCTCTAGCTACACCAATTAGGGTTGTGCTTATAAACTTCTCCCAACCTTTTATCTTTTGAGCCGATCCTTGAAAAAAACGCACCATATCACCATCAGTCCATTTACCTTGACCTGTGTAATCGGTAACTTCCTTATTTATACCAGGAGCGGGTCTAAAATTTACTAGGGGCATGATATCAATATACTATTGATTTTTTCTAAAATCCATAGCTATTGTAATTCTATCACTACTGACAGGGTCAACACTATGTTTTAGAGATGATTCAAAAAGTAAACAAAGTCCTTGTCTTTCCTCAATTTTGTAAGATGCAAATTCTGTATGAAAGTTTAGACAATATTTTTCCAATGCAGGTTTTACTATTACGATCATTGAGTATTCCTCAGGATTATGATGATGCGGATTAGTATAATGACCTTTTTCATATAAATTTACCCACCAACAGCTTTTATGCCAATGAGAATGATTAGTTTCCTGTGGTAGAACATTTTTACAACAAAAATCTCCTATGTCGTGAATAAAATCATAATCTGGGTAAAATCCAGAGCTTAGAGCTTTTACATTATTAAGATCTTTTTTCCAATTTTTTTTCTCTTGATAAACAAAGTTTGTAATTTCTTCACAATCTTTTTGTGAAATTGATAGTTCAATAAGTTTCATTGCGATAATTTAAAGTTGAAAACAATAGAATATCTTGGATTATCTTTTGCTATATTCTTAGGCATATTTGCTACAGAGTGAAGTATCATACCATCAAAAGCTATCATTGAATTTTGTGTTGACTCTAATATTACATCACCCTCTAATTTTGTGCCATACTCTGGTAAATTGCTCTTAAGATAGTATACACATGTCATTTTGTTTTCATGTTGATGAAACTGATAATTGTTATGCTCGTTTGATAAATTAGCCCATGATTTATAATAAATATAATTGTTGTCAATCATGGCTCTAGCCGTCGAATATAGTCTACTCCAATAAGTTTTATCTTGATATCTTTGTAAAAGATTTGCATGTGTCTGATAAGGATCTGCATAATTACAAAGGTTATTTTTTATTTCATATTTAACGTCTTTAAGAATAAGCTCTCTATCCTCTTCAGATAAAACATTATGCTCTCTTAATATTTCGTTGTTGTTTACTTTAATTTTTATCATTCGGCATCTTCGCTACTAAAGCACCAACATGACCCTTGAAGCCTCTGTTACCAAAATGTGTTAATGGCATAGATAAGTCTGCCCATATCTCTCCACCACACTCTTGCCACAATCTAGAAAAGTAATAATCCTCTGATAAATATCTTTTTTGTCCAACAGTTTCATATGGACCAACAGCAAATAAATCATAACAATTATCTGACCTGTAGGACCCTCCGTTTACAATTTGATCAGAGTCATATTTTCTTTCTGGATATTTTTTAAACATGGTGCTAAACACATTTCTCTTTACTAACATCATACCTGTTGCAGCTTCATTAACTTTAAAAAAACCATTTTCTCCCATCAGATGTTTAGGATTGTCAAAATTTACATTATAACCAAGTATCTTAGCTTCAATCTCCTCAGGTGTAGCGTTTGGAAAATTTGCAAGAACATTTGCAGCTTTTTCAAAATGTAGATGTTTTCTTGGATAAATCCCACAAGCTATGTCCTTTTCTGCACAAATTAGTCTTTCAATATTTTTCCAAGTAAACCCTATATCAGCATCAATAAACAAAAGATGTGTAGCTACAAAATCATTTTGATCCATCATCATTGACACTATTGTGTTTCTTGCTCTTGTAATTAAACTTTCATTACCCATAGTTTGTATTCTTAATTGAATATTAAAAGCCATAGACCATTGTTGTAATTCTAATAGACCATGTAGTGTGGCTTCTGATAACATGCCACCATACATAGGCATACCTAAAAATATTTTATACTCTTTCTTTTTTAATTCTTCTTGTGTTAACATTTTATACTCTCTTTCATAAATATTTTTACATTAACAAGTTCACCTTCTTGATTAATAAAATCTGCGTCACTAGGTAAGTCACCTGCCTCTTCATCAAGAGTAATATACACCGGTATAGGGGTGTCAGGATCTATTCTTCTTGTATACTCTACTCGATGTCTACCTTCGTGGTAGTTAATCTCTATCTGTCCTTTTTTATTTTTATTAGCTCCTAAAAAGGGAACGCTTAGTCCTATAGTATTTTTTTTAAATAACTCAAAAGCTTTCTCAGCTCTTGCACTATTAAAATCTATTTTCTCAGCCAACTTTAAAAAATCTTGTGGTTTCATATAGGTCAAAACTCTTTTTCTTGTTAAACTCTCAGGCACTAAAACTGATGAGTCATCAGGAAAAGTATTAGTAGAAGATGTATTCCAATTTATTTTAGGCATTTATTTTCCATATATATTGAACTCTAAAATTGTCAGTGTTTTGAAAATTAGTGCCTATGTGATTAAGACTAGCATGAAAAATTAAAAGTCTATTAGGTGCAAAAGGTATGTAATTAGTAGTATCAGTATAAACAATAGTTCCGCCTAACCAATCCTCTTCATATTCTTTTGCAACAAACAAGATAGCAGTGTGCGTTGCATTATTGTCTTGATGTATATAATGTTTATGAAACTTATGTCCATGTGCATAGCCCCTATATAAACTTATATTTTGATTGAATTTATTACTCATATGTAATACACAATCTTTTGTAAAAAAATCATCTTCTAAATTTTTGTAAATATAATCTCCTCTTAATTCCCAATTACTTTTAGTATCTTCTACTATGTGGTTATACATGTTATCCGAAAAAAAATTATCAAAACAAACTATTGGATTATCTAACACGATTTACATATTCCTCTACTTTAAATACAGGTTTAAATCCTAAAGATTTTAATTTTGTAATATCAACTTTTTCTTTTTTTACTTCTAAGAAGGACGATTTTTTAGTGGGTAATTTATAATTTATTAAATTAGTTACAGGTATAGATTTACCTGTGCCAACATTAATAACTCCTTCCATTTTACTTTTTATTATAAGTTCAAAAAACTGTATTACATCATAAACGTGTATAAAATCCCTTATGCAATCAATACTAACATATTGCAAATTATTATCAATTAATTTGGATATAAACATATTTTTTCTAGACCACGGGCCATAGACAGTGGTAAATCGTACAGCTAGTGAGTTTTTTGGTGCTATTTTCTCTACAATATATTTACTAAAAACATAAGGATTTCTCCACGGCTCTACTACTGCACTTGTACTAGCAAATATGACTCTATTGTATTTTTTAAATATTTTACAAGATAACAATATGTTGTCTATAACGTATTTTAATGGTTTCTTCCAACTCTCTCGTACACCAGAGCTTCCTGCTAAATGAATAACAAGATCATAATTTTTGTTTGGTAACTTATCTCCTCTACCTAAAGTGTCTATATGATAGTCACTTTTAAAATGATCGTATATGTGCCTACCTATAAAACCTTTATGTCCACTTAATAATATCTTAAACATTATAATTTTTCTTAAACCAATTTATGTACCTAGGTATGCCTTCTTCTATATCTACTTTAGGATCCCATCTTGTCATATTTTTAATTTTACAGCTATTTAAGGTATCTCTATTAGAGGTTAATAAATCTTGTTCTTCTTCAATAATCTCACCACCTAAAATATTTTGTATTATTTTTGCAGCTTTCATTATTGTTACCCCTTTACCTCTGGTGCAATTAAAAACTTCATTGTAAATAGGTTGTGTAGTGACTCTAGCAAAAGCATCGGCAACATCTTCAACCCAAGAAAAATCCAATTTATTATTAGGACCTCTAACAAAAATCTTTTTTTTAGTGATTGCAGAATAAGTCATTTGAGAAATAACTCTTGTTATTAAGTCCCTTGTTCCATAAAGAGCAGAGGGCCTCATTATTATGTATTTTAAATTATGTTCTTTATTCCAGGTTATACACATTCTCTCACCACATAATTTATAGGTGCCATATAAAGAACGAGGTTCTGTTGCATGATCTTCCATTGGAGCTTCAGTTTTAAAATGTCCGTAAGCCATAGATGAACTTGAAAAAACGAATTTATCTACATTATGTTTTACACATAAGTCTAAGATAATAATTGTAGCATTTATCATATTATTAGTAGCGTCAAAAGAATTACGTTTTACCATGTGTACATTTGGGTAAGTGGCAAAATGTATAACTGCATCTGGTTTAAATGTATTAAAGGTATTACTCATAAACTCTGCATCCTCAATTTTACCTTTGTAAAATTTATCTGCCATACAATGATCTTGTCTTTGTTTTAAAATAGTTTGATATTCTTTATCTGGGAAAGTAAAGTATTGATGATGACAATCTACAACACCTATTGTATATCCTTGTTTTTTTAAAATATTACAAGTATGACTGCCAATAAATCCATGACCTCCTAAGACAAGTATTTTCACCTAAAGTGTCTACCCTCTCTTTTTAAGACTTCTTTAAATACATCCATATTTTCTAATGCTAGGTTATTAAAATTTTTATTTATACTTTCTCCATTTTTTGACCAAGAGTCAGGATGAATATTTATTTGAATTTTGCTACTATTATATGAGGGATAACCATATTTCCATTGATGATTGCTATCTGCAAAATACTTAACTTGCGTAGGTTTAGGATAATTAAAATAGGATCTACCATAAGCATTTAACATGCCACAAATATAATCATCATTTTGTTCTAACATCCAAACCTTAGGTCTATGTAAACAAAACCTATCAACTTGAAAAACATTATCGATTAAGTTTTTTTGTTTTACAATTTCACTTTTTAAATCATTCAACTTGTAATCAGAAACAAAAGAACAATAGACATGTAACCCTATTTTATGTCCCATACTTAATATTTCATAAACAATTTCTCTGTTATCAACAGAGAATAAATTATAACAAGTGCTTAAAACTTGAAAAAAGAAGCTACTTTTTATGTCATGCTCTGCATCTATCTTTGCAATTTCTAAAGCTCTTTTAGGACTATATTCTACATCATGTCTTAATACTGCTTTACCCTTTGTCAATTCTGTAAAATCTACAAAATCAAACATTGAAAGTATTTTTTCATATTCTTTATAGCTAAACATTTACATAACATGCCTTATAAAAGAGTGCTTTTCTAACTCTTCTATCGAATGATTTAAGTTTAGATATTTTTCATCAACACATAGAGGAAAGGTCAGTTGATCTCTGGTAGTATAAGAAAAATATTTATCTGTATCTTTAAACCACTGATGCCCTATATCGTGATTTTTATCTGTGTTCTTTCTAATTAACCAACAAGTATCAGTGCTAAAAAATTTAAATCTTAATTTGTTCTCTAATATTTCTAACTCTTTCTGTGGGACATAACGGTTGTTAGCCGCAAAATCTAATTCTTGTTTTAAAGTTCTTTTTTGTTTGTGATAACAAGCCATCCACTCAGGTTGCTCATTATTAATGATATTTAAACAGTGTTTATAAAAATCTTTGTGTTGATAAAACTTACAATCTACCCATACAGTATAATCAAAATTATCAAATAAAAGTCTTGGAACCATTTTAACTAATCGATGTTTTTTATAATAACCAAGACTAGGGTACCTGTGTTTTATGTTTATATAATTCCAACCTTTGTTTTCTGTTGCTTCAAAATGATTATCATGGGCAAACCAATAATCAAATTCATATATGCTTTGTTCTTTAATTGAAGGAATAAATCCTCTATTACTTGTTTGTGCTGAATAAAATATTATTTTCATAAGTCTGATGTATAAAATTTCTCTCTTATATGAATCGCATATTTGTAGAGGTGATGATGATTAAATTTTAAATTCAAGTAATTCTTATCCTCTATTGCAGACGAAAAAGTAAACTGATCTCTAACATGGCCTAAATTGTCTGGATAACACTTGTCAGTAAGCTCATACCACTTTTGACCTATCTCTTTGTTTTTTTTATTATTTTTTCTAATATGCCAAGAACCATCTATGGACAGCCACAAATTAGGGTTGATGTGTTTTACAGCATCATTTATTTGAGAGTCTGTAAAATCTCTTTTATTTTTCATATGTTCTATTTCTTGTTGCATTGTTGTTCTATAGGAGTGTTTACTTAATAACCAATTGGGTTTCTCCTCTTTTATAAGTTTTAGACAAAATTGTAAAAAATCTTTTGGAACATAGAATTTACAATCTAGCCAAATAAGATAATCAAAATCTGAAAAAAACTCATAGGTCATCATCTTCATAAATCTATTTCTTTTTGGATGTGATTTTGTCACTAAAAAATTACTCGTATCTATATAGTTCCAACCTTTATTACCCGTAGCTTCAATATGATTATCGTGTAAAAACCAATATTCAAACTCTGGTATCTGTTGTTCTTTAATACTTTGAACAAATCCCCAATCACCTGTCTGACCAGAGCAGAATATTATCTTAGCCATAAGACCAACTGATAACGAGTACCTTTTGTAATTTTTTTAACACCATGAGGATATTGAAAAGAGGAGGGAAACATTAATACATCTCCCTTTTTTAATGTATAAGACAATGACTCTTGAAAAAAAGTAAAGTCACCTCCCTCATAATTTTCGTTTAAACAAATTGAAACTGTTATTTTATGTTGACCGGTGGCACTGCCTATTCCGTCATCATTATGTTCTTCGTAATAATCTCCTTCATGCATTTGTCTTAAAGAAAATGGACTGCACTCAACTATAGGTAAACCATAAGGTAAAATGTATTTTTTATATTCTTCTATTAAAACTTCTACTTGATCTTTTGTTTCGACGAATAATTTTTGTCTTACATAACTATTTCTGCTATTTATTAATGATCGATCGCTAATGTCTAGCTCACCTAAATGTCTTGATATTTTATTATGATGAGAATCTCTATCAAAAATATTTTCTTTATATTCATTTAATATTCCATCTATTATATCTCTTGGAAAGATATTTTTATAAAATATAAAATCTTCTAAGTCTTTAGATAAAGCCATACCATCCTGTAACAATATATTTTTCTTTTTTGTTACTTATCTGCCCCCTATGAACGTGTGTCCACCATGATGGCCATATTAAGGTCAACCCTTTTTCAGCAGGTGTAATAATATCTTGATGTTTGAATTCTGTGCCACCATCCTCTACATCATTTAAATAAGTCATAAAAACTAAGTGTCTATTTATTGTGCTTTTTTCTCCATTATTTTCTGTATGCCATTCTTTAAATCCTCCACCAATTGAATATTTTTGCATATTATAATTTTCAAGAATACTAAAAGGAGCAACTTGATTACTAGCAGGAAATTTATCTAAATATTTATCTAAAACTTTTTGTAATTCTTTTCTATACGCACCTATAATGTTATCATTATTATCTTTACCTATGGATAAATCTAAGGAGTCTTTATAATTTTTATTTATGATTGCATCAGTTTTACCACCACAAGCACCTTTTTTGGCATAGTCTTTATTATACTCAAAATAATTTATTAAAGAATCACACAAGTTTTTAGGAATGTACCAAGCTCCCATAAAAGTGTTTAAGTCTAAAAAATACTCCTTCATGTTTTGCTAGAGGACCAATCAGGTAAGCCAAGTAAAGGCCTACCATCAAATAAGTTTTGTTCACCATTAGGTCCATTAGCATCATTGTAATGTAAAAAAACTTGGCAACATTCGTAACCTTGAAACGGTTCTCTCCAATGCTCTAATAAAGATCCTTTATAAACTAACATATCGCCAGGATTTAAAACTACAGATACACCTTCTTTACCAACTTCACCTGTTGGATCTAAAAATATTGGCCAAGTGTCCCCACCTAAATTCATTGTGCAAGATATCTCACATGAAGGTCTGTCTTTATGTCGGTGTAGAGTATCTCCATATTTGTATATTCTAGCGTATGAGTAACAAGGTATTAAATTTAAACCTGTAATATTCTGCATTGTAGGCTGAACCCACTCCAACAGCGAATCCATAGCCAGATCCGAATAATGAGAATAAGTGCCTGGCATTTGTGTGTCCTTAAATGTTCCCCATGAATTATCGTGATGAGATATGTTTTTTGTTTCTTGCAAATAGGTTAAACATTTTCTTTTATTATGAAAATATTTATTTAAGAAAAAAGCCATTTCAGAGGTGATAGCCTCTTTAACTACATTAAAATTATTTTTGTCAAAAAAATTTTGTTCCATATTTACTCCTATCTAAATGGGTTACCTAAATTCCAAACTACTAAAGAGTATCTAGTACCTCTAGTAACAGGGGTTACTCTGTGCCAAATGTATGAAGGAAAAACTGTTATTGATCCTTTTTTTCTAGCTAATTCTGATTTAATAATATTAGGTAAGCCATCTTTGTTATCTCTTAAATCAAGTTCAAGATCTCCACCATCATAATCATCGCCACTAGCAAGTGACACAGTAACGGATATTTTTCTTATTAATCCATGATCTGGATCGCCTGGTTTGTTATAAGGATTTCTCCAACTATCTTGATGCCATGTGTAATGTTGAGTTTCGCTATACTTAGTAAATTGACATGATTCAGATTTTGTTAAGTCAAAATTCCAACCACATACTTTATTAGCCTCTAATACATAAGGTATTACTTCTCGATAGATCCAAGAGTTATCCATCCAAACTATAGAGGAGTTTCTCGTTTTATAGAGTTTAGAAACGTCTGTTTGATTCTGTAAGTTTATACTATTAGTATCACCTGTAAGAGCTACCTCTGGATTTTTTAGTTCTGCATCTGCAATGATTAAATCACAAATTCGTGAAGGAATTACACTATCAAAACAAGCAAACGAATTTTCGAATATCATCTCTCTCTCTTATTGTTATACTAACTAATAAGTTGCATTTTTAAAGATAAAAATACTAGATTTTTGTGAAGTTTGTTTATAATTAATCGATGTTTTAATTCTGAATTAAATAAAATAATCTCTTCTTTAAATAAATTTACTCTTTGCCTCATATGTCTTTTTCTTCCTGACTCATAAAAAAACTCAATAAAGCTATCCTTATCACCAACAATTGGTATTAAAGCAGTAAGGTCAGGTGAATTATGTAAATCGTACTCATCTATGTGATTATGCAAAAAAGTGTCAGAATCTTTATTGACAACTATATAAGAATGTTGTGTGAGAATAGGAGTCTTTTTTAATTTTAAATTATCTATGACAAAAAAATCTCTAACCATGTCATAAATCCATACTATATTATTATTTACATCGGCCTGATAATAATTTTTGTAAGGTGAAAATTTGTTATTGTTTAAAACTCTTCTTTGTTTAAAACTTTTTAAACCTTCTTTTTTTAGTAATTCAAAATCTATTGGAAGATGTTTCGTGTTTATTTTTTTTAGTGATACAAATTGTTCTACTAAAGTATTTTTTACAAACATTAATTAGATAGACACCCATGCCAAAGAAGTAGCATCCCATCTCCAATTTCCTACAGGATCAGCTTTGTCAGTGGCAACCCACCGAACATTCGCTTCATCCCACGAGATGGTATAAGGTCTATCTTTATTACCATCATTATAAGTATCAATTGTTGGATATGCTACAGGAGCCTCCCAATGTCCCGTAGTAGTATTAATAATCCAAGATGTCATACCTTCTGGTTTAGGAGGAATAAAACCATCTATTGTGCTGTCATAAGACCAACCCACACTAGGGTAATTTTTACGAAAAGCTTTTGATTGATCTTCAGCTTCCGTCTTATCCTCGTTATAGTACTTTCCATTCGCAGTGTTGTAAGAACATTTTTTCCAAAGAGTCCAACCATGAATACCTTGTAAGAAGGCAACTCCTGTTGCCTCATCCTCTACATTTGATTCGTTAGTTGTGTCAGCGTCAGCAACTACCTCAACCGATAATACTAAATTTTCCTCAGATAGTTTTGCAAAATGAGCCATTATTGATATTTATACCTTATAACTACCTTACCTGAGCCACCAGACCCTCCATTAAGTCTATAACCACTAGGACCTACAGGTTGGAAACCACTTCCGCCTCCTCCACCGCCTCCGGTGTTTGCAGATCCATTACCTGCGTCAGATCGATAACCTCCACCTTTGCCGCCACCACCTGTTCCACCAGGGGCACCACCAAAGCCATCACCGCCTCCTCCACCACCTGCGTATGAAGCTGAAGATGATGTAATTGAAGTTGTGGCACCTGCACCACCTGTTCCACCAGAAGGAGAATTAGGTCCAGATCCTGATCCTGTAGCTCCGCCACCACTTTGACCGTTATAGTTTCCTTGACCACCTGGATTACCTTGAGGTGGGGAAACAGGGGGACTGTTACCATTTCCTCTACTTCCATCCATTCCACTACCTCCGCCAGAGCCGCCAGAACTTCCATTTCTGCCTGTGCCAGAGCCATTTCCTCCACCACCTCCCGCACCTCCTCCTGCGGAGGTTATGCTTGAAAAACTTGAAGTAGATCCACTACTACCAGGAACTCCCTCAAAATTAGGAGTGGGTGATGCACCCCCACCTCCACCACCTACAGAAATAGGGTATGAAGTTGCGGGAACAGTAATTAAAGAACTAGATGCTAAAGGACTCGCAGGAAAAGGTGCAGAGGGACTTTTAGCTTCTCTAAATCCACCTGCTCCTGCACCACCTGGTCTTTTACGATTATTATTTTCAGGTTGACCTCTACCTGCACCTCCACCACCACCTCCCGCAACGACCATGTACTCTACGCCTGTTGATCCTGCGGCATTACCTGCTTGGTTTACGGTGAAAGTTCCACTTGAATTAAAAGTATGAATTTTGTAATCACCACTAGTGGCTTCAGAACCACCTGAGGCAACAATAAATTGAGCATTAGACTTTCCTTGAAGATCAGACATTGTTATTGCACCAGAGGGAACTTCAGCTAATGCACGAACATTAGCAGCATCCATATTAATTTGTGTTCCTGGTGATATGTCTAGCTCAGTGTTAACATCATCTAAGCTAATTTGACCTGAAGGTGTAGTCATTTATTATTCTCCCTTCTTAAGATCATTCACTTGAGTTTGTAAATCCTTTACACATTCAATTAGTAATGCACATAATCTGTCATACTTAACAGCTTTGACTCCATCTGGTCGTGTGCCTACGACCTCTGGTAAAACTTTTTCTACATCTTGTGCTACTACTCCAACATCTCTTTTACGCACAAAATAACCATCCTCACCACCTTTTGCATCTATAAAATCTTGTTTCCAATCAAATAAAACACCATTGAGATTTTGAACTTTATCCATAGGTGATGAAATATTTTCTATATTTTCTTTCAATGCCACATCAGAAGAATAAAAAGCAGTGATGTCATTTGTAGCTCTAATCTCACCACTTGTACCTGATGCTGCTGTCGCCACACCAAGTGAGTCTACTTGCATATCATTAAATTGAACATCAGAGCCTGTGCCTAAGCCCAAAGAAGTTCTCATGGTTGCACCTGACTCCAAGACAAAATTAGATCCGTTACCAACAATTATAGCGCTATCAGTAACTGCCAATCCTGCTATATCTTGTAGCTGTGCGTCTAATCTAGCATTAGGAACTGTTCCTGAATCTAATTCAGATGCATTTAATGAGGTTAAGTTAGCTCCTGATACTGCGGGTAAAGTTCCTGTTAAAGAACCTAAATCAGTAGAGGCCCATTTTTTTATATTGTAATTTGATGCACCATCACAAAAAATACTTGTTTTTGCACCTTGCGTAATTGTAACACCATTAGCTGTATGACCTGTGGCAGCAATTGTTAATGTTTGTGAACCTGTAGTATTATTAAAAAATGTATAAGTGCTTTCTGTGGCAGGTATGAATACAACAATGTCACCCGTTAGGGCACCTGTTAACTCAATATTTCTATTAGCTGACTCAGTTGTAGAACTACCATTAGTCGTAGTCAGGGTAATATTTGAAGATCCTGCTACAGATTTAGATATGTAACCTGTTGAAAAAGCATCAATAACATTGAGGTTATTGTTAGTATTGGTACCCCAAGTATTAGCATTGGCTCCTGTAGCCATTAATTCTAATAAATATCTAGATGAATATGAACTGCTCATTTTTTACCTCCATAAAATATATCTTTTTTTAATATCCTAGCAACACTTTTTTTACGCTGCATCAACCCCTGTCCATGTGTTACTTGCCCCTGTAACCACATTAGCCCACGGTGTGCTAAATAAATCTCCTACCGAAGATGTCATAGAAACACCTGTAGGAAATACAGGAGCGTCACCTACGGCAGAAGCTGTTCCAGAAGCGAAAGACAATGCGACAGTGGACACACTAACAATCACACCTGTGCCAACCTCTGTACCTGCAGTACCTGCCGCAAAGGAAACACTTACTCCTGATAGTTGCACTAAGGCATCAGAAACTGTGCCTATTGCACCTGCATTAGTTGTCATAGAAACACCGACAGGATCTACTTGTGTAAAGATATCTATAGTTACTGTGCCTAAACTAAAGTCTAATTGATCTGAAGGAGCCACTACTCCAACACTACCTTCACCAGATACTGTAACACCTGACAAAGCTGCACCGATAGTGACAGGAGTTGGAGTTACAATTGCAAGACCTGTTCCTGAAATATCCCCTGATGCGGAAGTCATTGACAGTCCTGTAGGACTTACTATAACACCTGTTCCAACCTCTTGTGTTGTAGTGCCTAACGCTGTAGACATTGAAACCCCACTGACGTTAGTAATAAATTCTATATTCTCATTCCATGCAAAAGATCCCCACGTTGATCTACCCCAACCTGCATCGACAGTTCCAGATGCTGTTTCATCACCTGAAGCAAAATTCATTTGTAAGCTACCTAGTAAAACACCGTGTCCTTCTAAAATACTTACAGATCCGAGAGTTGTTGTTGAAGAAACACCCGTGACAGGAAAGATGTTAGTTGCCTCAGCAAGTACATCAGCCAGGGATGATGATATTTGTAATGAGTCTAATGTAACTAAAGCGTCACCTACAACACTTTCAGTGCCTAATGCAGAAGTTGTAGATAAACCTGTAAGGCTTACAGGTACAGGTCCTCCCCATGTGCCATCATTCCAACCTTGTCTGCCCCACCCTTGTAAAGGATTAGAAAAAGAAGCAGAGCCACCCATGCCTGAGTGATAAAAACAATAATAAAAAAGATTAGGAGTAGTTAACGCTACAGATATTGTAACGCTACGAGTGGTGTAAGAATTAAAATTTGAAATATAGTCAGATGCAGAAACATCACTTCCATCACCTTGATAAGTTACGTTAGTATCGTATCGGCTCCCACCATTGTGAGTTCCGTTAGATGTCTCACTTAACTGTAAAGGGTGCCCATCATTTGATGCATCTGACTGATCAAAGATAAATGTATTATTAGCGATAAGCGATACACTCGCTTGTTGAACGCCATCAATATAATACTTATTACCACCTCCAGTGCTGACTACCGTAACCGTGAAAGTGGTCATTTAGACCTCTATGAAAGTCTTAGTATAGCACTTGAAGCATCGTTTGTTGGAAATGCAATAGTAAATGTTCCGTTAGTCGATGTTTTTACTGCACCAAAATCTAAAACTGCGATAGCTGCATTAGTATTTGCTGATGATCTATTATAGATCAAAGCTGCTTGAGCAGAAATAGTTGCTGATGTAAAGCTTACATTTGCAAAGTCAACAAAAGCTGTTGAAGCCGTTGCGCTTGTTGCTGTTAATCCAATTGTAGGACTTGTCAAAGTTGCCCCACCTGCTGCATATGTTCCGGAATTTCCTACTTCATTTGTGGCTGAGTAGGCTGTTGTGTTTCCATTTAAAGTCGCTGAGCTTGTGTACAGGGCAAGATTGATAGTGTCATTATCAATATCGTGATCTCCCGCTAACAACTCTTTTTTAAATGAAGCACAGACTGCTTGATTTATTGCCATTTTATGTACCCCCTTTAGGATCTAATGATGTTAAGGGAATTCGTAGTACACCATCGACATACTCATCCCTGCGTTTTCTACCCATCTGCTCATCTGCAAAAAGTTTAAGAGCAGCGGTAAACTTAGCTTCATATAATTGCATATCCTGTGGATTTTTCAAGTAAGAATAGGCCTCTGCAATTGTGCCATATAATAAAACCTCAGGTGCATTATTAGAAATAAATGTGGTTGTATTTGTGCTGCTAATTCTCTCAGGGGTTTCATTATACCACATTTCTACAGTATAAGCTTGATCGGGTGTAGGGGCTACTATAAGAGTAGTAGCATCCCAATTAGCCCAATATCTAGGCTCTCCTTCAAAATTAGTATCAGATGTTGATCTTTCAACAGAATATTCGTCAATAAATGTTGTGTCTACCTGTTGGAGCCAAACAATAGTGCCGTCTGATTTATGTAATTGTAAACCTCTAGCAAATCTAAAGCCGCCCTCAGGTCCCGAAACATCAATAAAAGAATTGTTAGCCACTAAGGATGTAGTAGCGTATCTCCTTTGTGCATCATAATCTATCGCTCTATCAATTTTATTTTCAATATTAATAATAAAAGTATTTATTATAGAGTCAGTTAAAACATCACTAGTAACCTCTGTATAATCACGCACATTTGTCAAGAGTTCAGAATAATTCATGTTATTACCACGCTAACTGTACCAACAGTTGAGATTATGTTCAAGTCATCACTTATTTGTGATGGTTGCATACCATTAGATGTGAAGAAGGTGTCGTTAGGTATGCCAACTGTGACAGTTAAAGGCAATTGAACTTGTGGTCTAGGATTTTCTAAAGCCTCTGCGTCAGCACTTGCAAAAGGTGGCTCTAACTGTGGGTGTTTTGGTTCAAAACATTCTTGACATACTAATAAACCATTCCATTCTTGACTTAATTCAAGATATTTTACTTCAAACCCACATCTATCGCATATTGCATTTGAATATCTACCTACTGCAAAACTCATTTAAACTCCTGGATAAAAATTCTTTGGCACTATATTAACTGAGGTTGATTGAGAATCTTCAGTTATAGCTCTTGCTAATTCAGACTCATACCTTCTTTCTAACTCACCAGAAAGAGTTGGATTTACCTCTTGTGATAAATAATAAGCAAGACCGGAAACCATGCAGGGTAAAAACCTGAAGGGTGCATCAGGTGTATTTGTATATTTCCCCACATCTTCAATTCTTTGTACATACCAATAATTTATTTGTGTGTCCGTAGTGTCAGGTGTTAGATAAGTGGTTATTGTCACATTAGCTAAATTACGCTGAACATAAAATTGTGTGGGTGTGCCCTCAGAACTTTTGTTAGGTATATTTTGATACTCAGATCGAGAAATCTTTGTCATAGTGGTGTCAGTGCTACCATTTCTAAACACCATTTCTAAAATGTCATCAGCATTACTTGGAGCAGTGTATTCATTAGTCGATGCTGTAAGATTTTGCGTATGGTTCTGTACTTTCCATAAACTATATCCCCTATTAGCCCATTCAGAGAACAACAAATTTAAATTATCACGAGCAGCTTCTAAATCATATCCTGTTCGCATAGATTTACCTGCTCTGCGATAGGCTCTTTCAATAACCTTATCTATTTCTAAATTAAATGTTGTTGTCCCTGAAGTGGTCATTTTAAATTACTTTTTCTTCTTCTTCTTCTTTTTTACCTGCTTCTTTTTTGCCATGCCGCCGCCCTTCATTTTTTTCATCATACCGCCGCCACGCATCATGCTCATTTTATTTGCATTTTTCTTTTTTGCCATTCCGACCATTTTAGCCTCCTTACATAAAAAGCTTTTTATATTGTTTTTGTCTAGACGACACTACCTCATGGTAGTAGTCTTTGGGCCATTTCTTATAATAACCCATACGTTCTAATCTATCAGATTCCTTATATAATTTCGAGAACTTTTGTATTAACATCATTGAATATTCTATTTTAGACTCTGGTAACTCTGACTTGTCACCACTAGGATTTGTTAAAAATTCGTGATCATCGTCATTAGGAGGGCTATATGGATGAAAGCCCATAAAATAATGATCATTAAGATTGTATTTATTATTAAATTTATCAATAATTTTTTGAAATTTATTAATGCTATATTCTTTATAAAAAGGATCACAATAAATTAAAAGTTCTATTTTTTCGTAATCTATAGTTTTTATTAATTTATGAAGATATGAAATATAGCCTTTATCAGGATCTCTTAATTGTATGTTTACTTTGTTTTGTAACCAAGCCATTTTAGCATAAGGACAAGCAGGTAAATTATTAAGTTGGATATTTGGAACTTCTAAGAAATGTTTTGACCAGAGTCTTACATCCTCTTTTACTAAATTAATTAATTTTTTGGGTATCAAAAATCAGAAGTTTTAATTAAGAACTCTTCAATCCAAGCTATTCTGTCATCCATATCTAATATTTTAGATTTAATTATAGCGATATCTTGTTGCATTTGTGCAACACTGTCCGCTTTCTTTTCAACAGCATTAAGGCGTTCTGTAAACATGCCCCATGTCAT